CTGCTCGGAACTCGCATCAATGCGAGTACTCTCTGGGAACTGGCTCCATGGTCCTGGCTGTCAGACTGGAACTTCAACTTCGGCGACGTGATTTCAAATGCGTCGTCACTCCAGAATGACGGTCTCATCATTCGATGGGGGTACGTGATGCGCCAGACGGTGCAGACACGTACTTACTCATTGAATGGACCGCACACCTTCGTGAGAACGTCTCCGTTCTCTACGCAGACTGTTGCGGTCAGGACGCCCACGATCACTCAGGTTTACCAGACGGTAACCAAAGAGCGCGTGCAAGCGTCTGCCTTCGGATTCGGCGTCACTCCCGGTTCGTTCACGGATCGGCAGTGGGCCATCCTAGGTAGCCTTGGCATGACCAAGTCGCCTAGAGTCACGAAGTAGCATCCGCTACTTCGTGTCACCAGGGTCTTGACCCTACCCTACCAGAACGGACAGCGCTGTGTCTTTCACCGATCCTCAGTCTCTCACAATTGCTGGCACTGCGATCTCGCTTCCGCGAGTGGAGAGTTCACGTAACGCCGGCGGCTTTCAGTCGTCCGACGGTCTCGTGAAGCTCTCTGTTGCGTCGACCTATGGTCGTCGCAACCGTCGCACTGCCCGCATCGATCACTCGAAGGTCGGGGCGGACCCGTTCCAGTCGACCATCAACCAGAAGTACTCGATGAGTACTTATCTGGTGGTGGACACGCCTGTGTACGGATACACCGTCTCCGACCAGAAGGCTGTCGTGGATGCCCTTGTGGCATACCTGACGGCCTCGACGGGTGCTCGTATCACCCAGCTTCTGGGTGGTGAGAACTGATCCTTCCGCGAGGAAGGAAGTGGCGCAAGAGCCTTAATCCTGCTCTTGCCCCCGGGCGAGGTGAACAGCACAGCACAGCAAGCATGACCTCCCCTGAAAGGAGGCAGCTTGAAAAGGCTGCTGCTGTTCGCGATGGAGATCACCCAAGAACTGGGTGATCGGTGCTGCACTAGCACCACTCGCGATTGCAAAACAATCGCGAGTCGTTTCGAACACGAGGGGCTATCGTTTCTAACGATAACCCTGGCGAACTTTGGCGCAGACTTCCAAAAAAGTCTAGACCAAGGTTTCGTCGGCGACGACCAGTATCTCGGATTTTCGAGAACTGGCGGGCTCCCCCGATTTCTCGGAGGTTTCCTTCGCCGTGTGTTCGATGCGAAATCGGGTCGACTGCTTGATGCCCCGGACATCGAGGCGATCCACGCTTTACGTCAGATTACTCTGATGTGGGCGAAGATCAATCTACCTTGCACTCCTGCAAGAGTAGAGGCCGCGATTGAAGGGTACATCAAGTGTGAGCAGGAAACACGCGATGCCGATCGAATGGCCCTCCTGGAGGTTCTGGAGGATTACCGTCGTATCGGTGCTTTGCTTTGGGCTGACGTTCTCTCTCGTAGTAACGAAGATGTCTACTACGACAGAGTCATCCCCAAGCATGGTCCAGGCAAAACCGCTGACCGACTTACCGGAAACGGTAAGTGGGAACAGCGAGAGTGGCCTGAGCGTTTGGAAGCACTGTTCCCATATGGAACCAGTGCCTATCCAATCGCAAGATCTGAACACGATCTTGACCACGTGCGTTTCCTCGAGCCCGGCGCAGAAAGGCCCGTCAGGGTCATCACTGTGCCTAAAACGCTCAAGACCCCCCGGATCATTGCAATCGAACCCACCTGCATGCAATACATGCAACAAGGGTTGGAGCGCTCGATCAGGAAATCTCTCCATGCCAGTGACGCGGCCTGGAGGATTGTCGGATACACAAGTCAGGTGCCTAATCAGCACCTTGCTTGCGAGGGCTCTAGGAATGGAGCCTACGCAACTCTCGATCTCCGAGAGGCGTCCGACAGGGTCTCGAATCAGCACGTACGAGGTCTGCTTCAAAACCACCTCTTTCTCTTCGAGGCGGTGGATGCAAGCAGATCCCGGAAGGCTGATGTGCCTGGTCATGGCGTAATCCGCCTGGCCAAGTTCGCGTCGATGGGCTCAGCCCTGACCTTCCCACTGGAAGCAATGGTCTTCGCGACCGTTGTCTTCTATGGGATAGAGCAGTGGCTCAGTCGCCCGTTGACTCGCAAAGATGTAGAATCCTTTGCGGGTCGGGTGCGCGTCTACGGGGACGATATCATCGTCCCGGTAGAAACAGTGCAATGCGTGTTGGAGGCACTCGAAGCTTTTGGGTTTCGAGTAAACTCCAGCAAGAGCTTCTGGACTGGCAAGTTCCGGGAGTCTTGCGGGAAGGAATACTTTGACGGGCATGACGTATCTATCGTCAAGCTTCGTCAGCTGTTTCCAACCACACGCACTGATCTAGCGG